CTGGTGTTGAGTGGACTGATACCACTGGTCGCCGTCGCGTGTCCAACTACTGGCCTGCCAGCACTGCCTATCAAACAGGTTCGTGCATTGCCTACTACTACGCTGATCCTCTGATCGTGTACGAAGTTCAGGCGGCTGGCTCTTTGGCTCAAACTTCTGTTGGCGATCAGGCTGACCTGAGCAACACCACCGCTGGCTCTGCCACGACTGGTCTGTCTCAAGCCACTCTGTCCACCACTCTGGTTGGTGCTGGCAACACCGCCCAAATGAAGATTGTGGGCTTGGCTCCGTACCCCGACAATGCTTGGGGAGATGCGTTCACGATTGTTCGCGTTCAAGTCAACAAGTCGCAAAATCAAGCGACTGTAGTTGCAGTTTAAAAGGAGGGAGTGAACTATGGCCGCTCCAATGCGCAGTACCGACTTTCGCTCGATTGTCGAACCCATTCTGAATGAGTGCTTTGATGGTGTATACGATCAACGCGCCGACGAATGGAGCCGTGTCTTCCGTCAACAAGAAGGCATTCCACGCAACTACCACGAAGAACCCGTTCTGTACGGTTTCGGCGCTGCTCCACTGCTGGCTGATGGCACTCCGGTGACCTATCAGCAGGGCGGTGTGCTGTTCCTGAAGCGTTACGTCTACAACGTGTATGGCTTGGCGTTCGCGCTGACCAAAGTGTTGGTTGAAGACGGCGATCACATCCGTATTGGTCAGGTGTATGCAAAGCACTTGGCTCAATCGTTGATCGAGACTAAAGAAACCCTGTGCGCCAACGTGCTGAACAACGCCTTCACTGGCGGTGCTACTGCTGGCGGCGACGGTGTTGCTTTGAACGCCTCAAACCACCCCATCGTCAACGGCTCGTTCAGCAACTTGCTGACCACCGCATCGAACCTGTCGCAGACCTCCTTGGAGCAAATGCTGATCCAGATTCGCCAAGCTGTGGACAACAACGGCAAGAAGATTCGTTTGGTTCCTAAGCAACTGGTTGTTGCTCCGGGCAACGTCTTCCAAGCCGAAGTTCTGCTGAAGTCCGTCCTGCGCTCTGGCAATGCCAACAACGACATCAACCCTGTGAAGTCGATTGGCCTGTTGGACGAAGGCGCTGCCGTGATCTCTCGTCTGACTTCTCCTACCGCATGGTGGGTACAGACCGACGCACCTGAAGGCATGAAGCTGATGATGCGCCGTGGTCTGGAGAAGACGATGGAAGGCGACTTTGAAACTGACTCGATGCGCTACAAGGCCACCGAGCGTTACGACGTCGGCTTCACTGATCCTCGTGCGATGTACGGTACTCCCGGCGTCTAAACCTAAGCGGGGGCTTCGGCCCCTGCTCCACTAAGGAGAAAGACAATGGCACAAACCTATTTTGGTTCTACCCTGCGGGCTGGCTCTGGCACTTTGACTGACACTGTTGACGGCGGCTTTGTCGTCATGATGCAGACAGCCACTGTGACCACCGCCGCCGCAGGTACTGCTACTAGCGTGACTGAAGTCTTGCCAGCAGGCTCGCAAATCATCGACATCTTCATTGATACGATGGTGGACGAAGTTGTTGGTGGCGGCACAGCTACAGCTATCGCGGCAACAGTGGGAACAGCAGCGGCAGGCACACAATATGTGTCCTCCACTGACGTTTTTGCTGGTGGTCGTTTCAGCCCTACATTTACCACTGCCCAACTTGCGGCAATGGCAGATATCGGCACAAACACCAACGTCGTTTTCACCGTTGACCCTAACGGCACGATCAGCACAACTCAAGGCGTTTATCGCTTGACGGTTGTGTATGCTCAGAAAGTTTAAGGAGGCGCATCATGGGCCAATTTAAACCAATGGTAAAGATGATGACCACCGAGCCATCGGTGGAACTCAAGCTGAAAAAGGGCGGCAAGGTCGAGAAGAAAATGCAGATGGGTGGCTTGCCAAGCGCAGCCCCCGAAGCAATGCCTTCTGCCATGCCTGCTCGTGGCGGCATGATGGCCGCTAAGGCTCCCATGCGCCCGTCAATGGCTGCTCGCCGCAGGGCAATGGCTGGTAAGGCTATGCCTGCTGCTATGCCTGCTGGTGTGCCCGCGCCCGCCTCTCCAATGCCAACCATGAAAAAGGGCGGCAAAGCTGAGGTGGAGTCCAAAGCCACTCACAAGGCTGAGATGTCGAAGATGAAGGGTCTTGAGAAAGAACTGAAGTCTCACGAGTCCAAGCCTGCCAGCAAGGGCCATAAAGGCCTGAAGACTGGTGGCGTTGTGAATGGTCAAGGCGGCTTCAAGGCTGGTGGCATCATCAACACCGAAAGCCAAGGTGGCGCTTACCGCAACACCAAGATGCATGACGGCTCCAAAACTGACCACTCTCCTGCCAAAACTGGCGGCGTGAAGATGGGCAACGATGGTGGCTATGCAACTGGTGGCGTGGCGAAGGCAAATGGCGGCGGCTACAAGAAAGGTGGCTCCGCAAAAAAAGCCTACGCTACGGGGGGGCTTGTTGATACAGGCAAGCCCGTAGCAATGCCTCAAGGCCGTAAAAAGCCATCTGCTCCGGTAAGCATCAACCAACTGTCTGGCACTTTTAAAAAAGGTGGTCAGGTTAAGAAGGCTGGTGGGGGTGAGGTTCTTGTTGATGCATCGAAGGGCGCATACGACAAGAGCATCGGCCCGTCTGAGGGGGAAATGGACATGGCGAAAGCCATTCGTTCTGTTCCTCGGAAACTGTTCCGTGGGGCGAAGAGTTTGCTTGGCATTAAGGATGAGCCTCAAAAGGGTTCTGTCACTGAGACTCAAAAGTCTGTAACGGTGACTCCTGCCAAGAAACGTGGCGGCGCTGTCAAGTGCTAAACCGAGCGGGGGCTTCGGCCCCCGTTTTTGATTGGAGATTTAAATGTCAACATTGACGAATGTATTCTCTGCGCACAGAGATACGACAGGCGTAATTTACGCTGGCGCGGCCAACCTCGCCGGGTATCAGCTTTTGACGGGCGGCACGGCGGGAGAAATCATATTCCGCGACGGTGGTGCATCTGGCACTGTACTTTTGCGAGTTAACATTTCGGCTTCGCCAACTAATCCTTTTTCGACTCTGATACCGGGCAACGGAATTCGCTTTAGCACCAATATTCACGTTACCCTGCCAACTGCGGCGGCGTTGACAATTTTCTGCGGTTGATCATGCCAAGCAAATCACCAGCCCAACATCGTTTGATGCAAGCTGCCGCCCACACAAAAGGCGGCTTTGGTGGCGTTCCTCAGAAGGTTGGCAAAGAATTTGTCAAGGCTGACGAAGGCAAGAAACTTAAAGGCGGTGGCCTTTACGAAAACATTCACGCAAAACGTGAAAGAATTTCTGAGGGTTCTGGCGAGAAGATGCGCAAGCCCGGATCGGCTGGCGCTCCAACGGCAAAGGCTTTTAAAGAGTCCGCCAAAACCGCCAAGAAAACAGTCAAATACAGGTTCTGACCATGCCAAAAACCAACGCATCAGTCGCCAAGTCTTTGAAGAAGGCCGGTTTCTATGAGACGTCCAAAAGCAAGCCTGAGCGGGTCAAAATCATCAACGAGGTGACGACCAAACCTCAGCGGCTGAACATGGTTGAGAAAATGTTCTCGGACAAGAAGCTCAAGAGCGGCGGCGGCGTGTCTCTGGCTGTTGGCCGAGGCGAGAAGATGCCTGTAGAGCGGGGCGCTGGTTTGACGGCCAAGGGCCGAGAGAAGTACAACCGGGAGACCGGATCAAATTTGAAGGCTCCACAACCGCAGGGAGGCTCGCGTAGAGACTCGTTTTGCGCGAGAATGGAGCCTATTGCAGAGAAGAGCGAGAAAGGTAGTCGATCTCGCGCTTCGATGAAACGATGGAACTGCCCGGGCTGGTGAGGTAAATATGGCATATAGCGGAACAGTCGGAACTACGGTTGTCAATGTCCAGACGTTCATTGACCATGCCGCTCGCCGGTCGGGAAAGCTGGCCGAAGAACTGACTTCTGAACAAGTTGCCAGTGCCCGCACACTTCTTGTGTTCCTGCTTAGTAACCTGATCAATCAGGGCATCCAATATTGGGCCATCGAGAAGAAGGTTTTTGGCCTGAACGTCGATCAGTATGAATATCAACTGCCCTTGGGTGGCGTTGATGTGCTGAACGCGTTGTATCGGCAGATGCAAAGGCCAACGGGGACGTATTCTGCGTCTTCTGGCGTGGCCGCAAACGCTTTTGACAACGACACCTCCACCAAAGACGTTCAGTCCTCCCCTAACGGCAACATTTCCGTTAATTTTGGGGCGAACAACGAGGTTTATGCCGGTTCAATTGGCATTTTGCCGGGGACATCGGGCAGTTTCCACATTTTGCTAGAGACATCTGCTGACGGTGTGACTTGGACAGTCCTTGAGGACACTGGAGTGACCGCTTGGGTGGACAACCAGTGGCTCTGGTACGACATTGACCCCGGCGCAAGCCAGCAATACTACAGAATGCGCGAGACGGGCGGCAATACGCTGTCGGTGCGTGAGTTTTACATCGGCAACATGAGCCGCGAGATCACGATGTCGCGCCTGAACCGTGACGACTACACGAACTTGCCCAACAAAAACTTCACTGCTAACCAGCCGTTTCAGTTTTGGTTCAACCGCACGATCCCGCAGGCAACAATCAACCTGTGGCCGGTTCCGAACAGCGCCTTCATCCAGATGGTGGTTTGGTATTCGCGTCAGGTGATGGACGTTGGCGATCTGACAAACGAACTTGAAATCCCACAGCGGTGGTATCTGGCCGTCTTGGCGATGCTCTCGCATCAGTTGGCGCTTGAGCTTCCGGGCGTTGACCTCCAGCGCGTGACCTATCTTGAAGGACAGGCTGAGAAGTATTTCAACATGGCCGAGCAAGAAGAGCGCGACAAGTCCCCGATCTACTACGCCCCGAATATTTCAGTTTATACGAGGTGAAAAATGCCAAGATTCCTCGACACGCTGGGATTATCGGACATCGCGGTTGCTGTGTGCGACCGATGCAAGATGAAGCGCACTCACGCATCAATGCGTTCAGACCCAAACTTTGCGGGTTTGCTCGTATGCTCTGAGGGCTGTGCTGATGAAATAGACCCTTATCGGCTACCCGCGAGGAAGACCGAGAGGATTACAATTCGTTTTCCAAGACCGGATGTGCCTCTGAATGATCTGGACACGCCAGCCCCAGATTACGGCGGTTTGTACGGCCCAAATTGACAGAGAGGCACTAAATGGCCCAATCAGGCTTCACCCCCATACAGTTATATTCATCAAGCACTGCTCTTGCAGTGCCCTCCGCGATCAATCTTGCGGTTGGAGAATTGGCGCTCAACATCACCGACAAAAAGCTCTACGCCAAGGACAACCTTGGCGCTGTGTTTTTGCTTGCCTCGCAGCCCGGCGCGGTGGCGACCGTCTCCAGTGTTAACGCCTCTGGTGGCACAACGGGCCTGACTTTCTCTGGTGGCCCCATCACAACCAGCGGCACTCTTACGCTGGCCGGAACCTTGGCTGTAGCCAACGGCGGAACAGGGGCTACAACAGATTCTGGCGCAAGGACAAACCTTGGTCTGGGATCAATTGCAACTCAGGCATCGAACAGCGTCAGCATCACTGGCGGCGCAATCTCCAACGTC